AGATGCCCATAAATGGTTGACGCCCGGATTGGATGTGATTGCTCCATTATTTAAATTTAAAGAGCCGTGTAATTTCTGAGTGCCACTTACATCTAATAATTGTGCAGGTGATGTTGTGCCTATGCCTAAATGACCATCACTAGTTAATCTCATCTTATCTGAATTATTTATTCTAAAATATATAGGTTTACTAGCAGCAGCGTTTAGATAGGTCCCGCCTGTGTCGTTTTGTAATAATGCATATCCTCCAGTATCTGCTCTTTTATCATAATGAGTAAATGAAGCATAATCTGAGAAGGTATAACCAATAACTGCACGTCCAATGATTGCACTTGCATCTGTATTAGGATAAACTTCTAATTTCTCAGTAGGTGCAGTTGTGCCTATACCTACATTACCTGCATCAGAAATAGACATCCTATATCCACCAACAGTAGAATCATAGAAGGCCAAACCAGTCGCATCAGCACCTATTGTCCAAGTGTTATGTGTAGCTGCTGGTTTCAATTGTAAATATGTGTCTGTTGAATCTGATATAGTAAGTTTGATATTAGCTGTTGGAGAATTTGTACCTATGCCTACTTTACCACTAGAATCAATTACCATTTTTTGAGAATTGCTGGTGTAAAACTTCATATCAGAAGCTTCTCTGTTAATTAAATATGCATTTTTACCGGTATCTACGAAAAATTGAAAACCGTCATTTATGGTATGCCCTGTGTCACTATTTGTTAACACAAGACCAACATCAGCTGAAGTCGATTCAGCTATGTGTAATTTAGCAACAGGTGAAGTTGTGCCTATACCTACCTTACCAGTAGAATCAATGCGCATTCTTTCTGTAACTGTATTAGCTCCAGCTGCCGCTGTTGAAAACATTAATCTTCCGGGCGTTATATCTGTTCCTACTGTTCCTTCTATAGCTGCACTAATTGTAGCTGCCCTATTATCATAGTCTCCTTTGTAAGGTTGGAAAGTAAGGTTACCTATTAAATCTCCTGAAGATAAATCTCCACCAGTAGCTCTTTTTCTTTGAACGTATATACTTGGACCATAAATTGCACTATCAGAGTTTTCACGTCTGACAGCAATTCCATCACCAGTAATTATATCTAATTTTTGATTAGGACCGGATGTTCCTATACCTACATTACCACCATTTTTATTGTATATGTTAGAGTCTATTACTATATCTCCACCATTTGCATTTATGCTCATATCTGAAGCTGTGTTTTGGTTTATATTAAAAATACCAGTATTGTTACGAATAGTAGAATTACCGTCGTGATATAAGAATACATCAGAACTATCACCAGCGGCTAGAGTGTGACCATCCATTACCTTCATATCACCATCGACTGTTTGGTCACCTGTGAAATATGATGTACCGACAACGTCTAATCTGTGACCCGGATTAGTTGTGTTTATACCTACCCTATTGTTTGCGGTAAGACGCATAGTTTCTGAACCACTAGTGTAAAATGTTGTTATACCGTGGTCGTAAGTGGTTGCATTTTTCTGTGTCTGTCCTATTTTGAATTCAGACAAACCTGCATTTGGAGTAGCATTTTTAAGATATTCTAAAGAGACTTGGAAATTCCAATTGTGTGAATATCCTAATGTAAGTTTAGGATTACCACTGTTACCCATAAGCCAAAGGTTACCTTGACCGTAACCTAATAACTGAACGTTACTACCATCTAATTCGATACCATCTTCAAATCGAGCTGCGTATCCCATAGAACCTGAAACAACGTGTAGTTTTCTAACAGGTGAATTTGTGCCTATTCCTACATATCCCGGATAAGAGCCATCATTATAAGCTTTAACGTGTATAGCATTTCGAGCTATATTAAATTCTCCACCTCTATATTGATAATGAACTTGAGCAGGCGTACTTTCAGCATCACTATAAAAATTAACTTCATTGTTATGTCCAAATACAGTTCTATTAGTACCACCGTGGCCGATAGATGACTTGACCAACACTTTAAATTCACTTGTATCATAAGTTAAATTAGCATTACTTGTTATTGAGTTAGTTCCATCACCATAGGGAATTCGATTTGCTGTGGCTGTACCACCGATAGTACCAGTAGGTATCCCTGTAACACTAAATGCTGGGAAGCTTGTTGTACCGCTAAAAGCTATAGCTCCAGCAGAATAAGTTCCTCCTGTCACATAATAATTACCATCAGAGTTAGCTGCCCAGTTTAATCCTGTGGCTGTACTACTATCTGCTACTAATGCGTACCCGTTAGTTCCTGCTGCTAATACTGTGGGTACACCAGAACTATTAGCACTTAATATTTTTCCCTTAGCAAGAGTTACTCCTCCAAAAGCAGTAGAAGAAGTTTTATATTGTACATCATTATTACTTCCTCCGGGCGATATAACATCACCAGATAGTGCATAACGGCCATCAAGGTCATAAGTTAAATCTACAAGACCTGCCCTACCTAAAGTTAGTACTCCTGTTCCAGTAGCAAAAGATAATGAATCGACATAATTATTAGCACTACTTGAAGTAGCCCAACTCGCTGTGGAGCCATCAGTAGTTAAGAATTTACCATTCTGACCTCCTTGGTCTGGAAGACTATCAGCAAAGGCTTGAATCCTTTTCTTACCCACTGCATTAGGGGCTATACTGTGTATACTATTATAACGAGCCATAATTAAATAAATGTAAGGTGAAGGGATTTGACAAAGCAGGCTCCCTTCGGGCCTTATCTATTAAAATTAAACAATTAACTTTAACTGATGACGATTTGACCGGCTTCTGGTCTTACGATTTTCAAGCCGTATCTCATAGACATGTAGGAACCAACAATTCCGAATCCCGGATTTGCTTCTTCTACAGTCAATGGTCTTCTCTCTACATAAGCCATAGGCTTTGTACTCAAATCAAACACACCGAAACGGTCAATTGGGACCCAAGGGTTAACAATTACTTGTAAACCGTAAAGTTGACCAACTAAACCACCTGTTGCTAGCATACTACTGAACGGGTTGTTTGCGGCATCGGTAGGCATAACGTTTCCGCCATCTGCTACTGCTCCAGTACTTTGTGCTGTAGTAAATGCTGTTACAAAGTCAGCCATCTTCAACATATTTTCATAGTGTGAAGGTGAAATGAACAAGTGTGTTGCATTGTATCCAAGCTTACTCATCCTACTAACTGCTGCTGCGACATCACCAAGAGCAAAAGAACTTGTTCCTACTGAAGTAGCGTTGTTATAAGATTTACACGCTCGTAGAGTTGTTAACGATTGGTTAGCATATTGGTCAAGACGCCCATCAAATGTTGCGTTTGTTCCAAAGAAACCACCGTTTGGCGTATTATCGAAATTAACAATAGCTGCTTCTGTACTTGCTGCTACAATACTTGTTCCGGCATTAGGTAAACCTGTACCGAGGTCTGCATCGTAAACACCAAAGATAACATTGGTTACGTGTTGAGTCAAGTGTCTGTCGACAGCTCTTCTTGCTTCGTTCAATGCCATTTCAACTTCGTTGAATCTTGAATCTTCTATCATTCTTCGGGTAACACCTACTGCAAGACCCCACTCTTTAACTGCTACTCTCTCGGAGCGTAGTTTTGTGTGTTGGTATTGAGGAGTTGTTCCTTCTTCGATTTGTTCCATAGCCATGGAAGGTTTTGCGAAAGTAATATCAATATTACCGCCTGTTTCTGTAGTCATTGCATCAGCAAAGAAAGCCATTACTGGAAGGTCTGTGACCTTGTAATCTAAAATTGCATCTTTGTAATCAATAAGTACTCGCTCTCCAGTTCCACCAGTATTGGCGTATGAACCAGAGTTAAGGCTTGTCAATAGACCGGGAGTTGCGTCAACCATGATTTATCTCCTTAGAGAGTCTGACATTTCGTCAAACCTGCTCCTCCGTTGTTTTCCAAAGTCACTGCTTGTGCTTTTGGTTTTCCTGTTGCGTTAGTTGCAGCCATTAGTTGACCCGGTACTGCTGTACCCATCATCATAGCTACTCCTGCGTTTACGTTTGCACAGTTGATGTTTAGAATTACTCCAACACCAGTTATTACGGAACAAATTCCTTCAGCAGCTGCATCTGTTAATGCAACCCCTGCGTATGCAAACTCTTGCCCTGCTCCGTGTCCGGAGTCGGCTAAAGCTACTTTGCCGGCAGCATCAATGCTGACAGCCATTCCTGCGGTTATTGCTTCAACTGCGGTATACGGAAGTATACGGGCTGGAGCTCCACCATCGTTAATTAATATTTCTGTTGCCATATTTATTCACCTCTATAATAGTCTTTGTTCAATTTAATTTTCCCATCGACCATTTTCATACCGAATTTTCTTTCTGTTGCTGGTACTTCACCTTCGTCAGCTGATTTACCTTTTCCGAAAGACCTTTCGGTGTCGTTGCTTGGCTCTGGCATTGCTGCTAGAGCATCGCTAAATCCAGTCAATCTGGATTCATCCCAAGCGGAAAGTTCTTCGACACGAGCATCCTTTTTGTCTTCTTCGATTGTTCCGAATAAAACTTCTTTGGATATGATTGCTTCTACTGCTTCAACTTTTCTTGCTTCTGCTTCTTTCTTGATTCTTTCTTCTTCAGCTACTTTGAAAGTTTCTAATTCTTTCATAGCAGATTTGAATTCGGATTCAATCTCTTTCTTAGATGCTTCAGCTTTTTCAAGTTGTGCGCGTAGGGAAGCGAACTCGCGTTCGACAATGCTTTCTGCGTCGGATTTTACATTAGTTTCTTTTGTCTCTTCTGACATATTTACCTCTGTTGTTTCTGACTTACATCCACAATCTCCTTCTTGGCCACCACAACCACAGTCGTGGTCGTCTTCGGGTTCTTGTGAATCACATTTCGTTTCTATAGTACATTCTTTACAGACTGGGTCCATTTTTTCATTGTCAATGAAACTTACCTCTGTAGGACGTATCTTGGTGGCATAAGTGTCACCCATGACATCAACATCGTTGGAAAACCAATCAATACTTACATGTGTCATATCTCCATCCTTAACTTTTTCCATTACTTCTTGACCGCGGCCATATTTGTTAGATACTGTTGCCAACATCTTAACAGCGGTTTTTCCATTATCCATCTCAAACAGTTCGGGATTAGCAGCCATGCCGATTAAGTCCTCTTCTGTTCTTTGATGGTCAATATAAATTGGTAGTTCAGTAAATTGATGTAAGTTATCTTTTAACTGTCCTCCCTCAATATAAACTTTATGTTGTTCTCCGTCTGCCTCATATTCATGAGGTCCGGAGGTAATAGCAATTACGGGAAAGGATACAGAGTCGATTCCCTCATCACTGGAAAATATCATATCCTCACCTTCAGCCACCGCTAACGCGAATGACCTTCTTATAGGTTCGGTATCTTTACTACCCTCTGCAAATTCCCGCTCTACGCCATTCTCTTGCGCCCACATGTTACACATGCCAGCAGCAATCTCTTCAGGGTTATCAAAACCCCTCTTCTTCAGGTTAGCCTTTGTGTTTATCATACATTTTTCAAATGTCATTTTCTATCTCCTGTTGCGTTTGCGGAGGGCTTGTTGCCCCTATTTTGTGCTCTAGCGGATTCTTCCTTCTTATCTTGGTTTTTTCCTCCAGAGATGTTAGCATTCTTATCACTCTGTTCTTGTTTGATTGGGGAAGCCTTTATATCTTCAGAAGTTTCCATATCTAATTCTGCAACTCCTTCAGGGTCAAGTCCTCTTTCTTCTCTAACTTCGCCGGGTGATAATACACCTTCTGATAGATAAATCATATCAGTTTTAGCTTTAGTGAATGCGTCTTCAACGTTAATTTGCCTAAACTTAAACTTAGCTTCGCCTTTTTCTAACTGAGGCATAAGCTGGGCATTAAGTGCTCCCTCTACCATAGTCTGTAAATATCTTACATATGGTTCAAAAATAGGACGTGCTTTCTCAGGGTCTGTCCACATTGTCCTTGGTGTTTTAAGTGCTACATGTATTTTATCTAAAATGTCATCAGTATACTTACCGTATTCAAATGCACGTTGTGTACCTTGTAGTTCTTTTATTTGTATGTCGTTTCCGTGAATTATATCTTCACCGGGTGCTAGAGTATTAAAAGCATCGACTATTTCATTAATTTTATCTGGACCATAAGGCATATCAGGTAAACCAGCACTAACATCAAACCTACTTGATGCATATTTATTTAATGCTGCTCCTATATCTCTTTCTGCATAGTCCTTTAAATCTACTAAATATAAAATAGGATGTATATCAGATAAACCATAAGCATAATCATCAAATTGATTATTCTTTAATTCTATTATCTCAGACTCTTCGAATCTAATATTCTCTTTGTCATCTCCAACTTTTTGATAATAATATTCTATCTGACCGTGCTCATTCCTTTTTACGTACATGTTTTGACTAGACCTTAATATTAAATTATCTCCAGTCCATTCTAAATAACCTGTACCAAAAATTCTGGCATTTCTTAACCAACCATATAAAATATGTTCAATATTTATATCGCGGAACATTTCTTCTAACTCTTCCCTTACTTTATCGTCTGTTGTAACAATATCAAAATTATCTTTAACAGCGTATAAGCATGGTAGGTCAATTAAACTTCTAACAATAGGGTCTGATAAATAAACATTCATATACGTTCTGTTCTGACCTATATGAGGTTCATAATTCTTATCTTTATTAAGACTAAATCCTCTATTTATTTTAAGACGTTTAATAACACCTTCCCCATAACTTCTAGGGTCGTCTTTTTTGAACGAAGGTTTGCCCCCAATGGATGCAAAACTACGTCTTACTCTATCTATAAACGACATGGCTATTTAATATTAACTGTGATGAGTATATAAAGCTTTTCTTACAATCCCCTTAATGGTTGCTTATTTAATGTAACTTTGCGTGGTCTTGTTGTAAAAAGTGAATGTCCAGTGTGTGTACCTGCTCTTCCTTGGTGGGCTTTATTAATAGGTGTAGAAATTATACTCTGACCAAAGTTACCACTCATAGGTAGCATACTTAAAGTAGCGTGAAGCGCCATTGCAGAACTATCACAATAATCATCGTGCTTATTTGATGGTGCTGATATTTTTTCTGTTTTATTGGCAGCATCCATTGTAAATTCTAAATCAATATGTTCTCTAGTCCATTTATGCATCAACTTAGCCATATCTGGTTCTAGATTCTCAGGGTTAGGTACCTTAACACGTCCTTGCTGTATGTATGACTGGAAGTCTCTATACATTTGAGTCTTAGTTCCTTTTGGTCCTCCTGTAAATACGAAGGGTACAAAATGTACGTCTGAATCTAAGCACGCCATCCGTAAGTCATGTTCCACCGCACCACCAATCCCAGTACAATCAACAATGAGCCGATTAGCACCCAAACTATTGGTAACGTCCATGATACGTCGACGTTGGTATGGAATATCGTGTCCACCAGTTCTGGCATTGATTTCTTCAATGTATATAAGTCTAGCAATATTTTCTTTGTCAGACTTTTCAAGGGACCATGCACTAATAACAGTAGAGTTAACAGATTTGCCAATGTCAACACCAACAGTAATATTGCCTCCTCTCTGCTGTCCATCCCCATCGAGTCTAGTAATTTGGTAATTATCATAACACGCCTTTATTTTTTCTGGATTAAATACATTCGATACAGACTCTACAAACTCACACTCGTATTCTGTCCTCCAGTAGATAGAATCTTCTCCCCATTCAGTCATCTTATCTAACATTTCTTCATCAGTATAGGGAGCTGAATAAGCATCCCCTTTCTTTACGGCGTCTCTCCATGTGTAATGTAATCTCTTAAAAGTATCTGCATAGCCATCATCGTATAAGTATCTATACATGTGGTTGTCTTTTGATTTTGGTGTTCCTAGATTAATAAATGGAGCTTTGTTCGCTACAATAGAAGGTTCTACATTATCAATAAACAATTTATCGTCGATGAGTGGAGACTCATCAACAACTAGGAACGTAGGGTGTTGTCCTCGAATAGCTTGTCCTTGATTACTAGGAGCTAAAGGAGCCCTTCTCATTATTGTGCCCCCCTTAAGTGTTATGTTGGGCTTGTTATGAAACCTATAATTAGCTACTAACCCGTTAAGGAAAGTATTATCAGCAAAATGCCTATAAACATAATTAAAGATTAATGCTGCTTGGTCTTCTGTAGGAGCCAGTATAAATACTAAATCTCTAAATCTATTAAAAAACATATATATAGTCACTGCTACAGACAAAGCGAAGGATTTCCCACTCCCTCGTGGGGCTAAAATTGCTAATTTGGTTTGTTTATCGTCATCTCTTTGCATTAAACATTCTAATACTATGTCTTCTTGTAATGGTCTGAGTAATAATGGTCTTTGTTTACCATCAATTAAATAAGTTGAACAGAAAGCACGTACTAATTTACGCATCTTTTCTTTGTCGTTTCTACAATTTTGGAATATATCTTCTAAACTTTTCGAATCTATGCCGCCCTTACCTGTCAGTAGGCCCTTCAGACTTGGTTTTGTTGTCGTCATCCGATAATTCTCCTAAAAAAGAAGCAAATGCTTCAGTATTCTTCTCTACAGTTGTTGGCACTTCAATATTTAACGCTCTGAATTCAGTATGTATGTCTTTAACGATTGTATTTCTTTGGCGCAAGAGCTCTGTTCTAGCGTTAACATCCCGAATACATACAAGAATTTCCTCCCAAAGTATATCTTCAAGAGCAAGATTGCGCGCCAGAAGGCGGACAAGCTCTTTATGACGTCCATATTCAGCTTCTCCAACCCTCTGCCTTAATCTTTGCTCGTATTCCTCTACGTTCAAAGCTCTTTCCCTTCATCGAGGGCGGCTTTGACTTTAGATTTTACAAGACTAGCTAGCTCGTCATCCTTTTCATCCCAAGCTGTTATTAAAACATTTCGGACTAA